GGGGAGCAGGAGCAGCTGCGTCAACGCGCCGACCTGCGCGGGGATGCGTATTTCAACGGCGGCTGGGTGCGCGTGATCGGCGAGAACGGTGACGTGGAAGGCAGCCGACGCGGCATCTACGGTGGCAGCCCGCGCTACGACTACGACATTCTGGCCATCCAGGCCGGCGCGGATGTCTATGCGGTGGAGCATGACGACGGAAAGCGCGACCACGCTGGCCTGTATCTGGGGCAGGGCAGGATGCGCAGCGATGTGACGCATTTCGATGGCACGCTGGCCGGCCGCAACCAGGTCAAGGGCACTTCACTTGGCCTCTATTGGACGCGCTACTGGGACGAAGGCCAGTATCTGGATGCGGTCTGGCAGGGGACGTGGGGCAAAGGCAAATCCAGGTCGAGCAACGGCATTCTGCTGGAGCGCGACAGTTTCGGCTGGGGGGCATCGCTGGAAGGAGGCTATCCGTTCCAGATCGATAAGGAGGATGAAGATGAAATCATCGAGCCGCAGCTGCAGGTGATTTATCAGCGGATCGACCGGGACCACAACCGCGACCCCGCCGCGCTGATCCGGTTCAGCAATATGGACTCGCTCGCTGCCCGTCTGGGCCTGCGATGGGCCAACACCTGGACCCTGGAGCCCACGCATGACGGCATCCGGCGGTTGTTCACCGGATGGCTGCGGCTCAATGGCTGGCATGAGTTCCGTGGCCAACCGGTGACCGAGTTCTCCTCGGCGGAGGGCTACGTGCCATTCGAAGCCAATCTGAAAGGCACGTGGTGGCAGCTCAACGCCGGGGCGACCTGGCAGTTGGGCGCTTCGACCAGCCTCTACGCGAACATCGGCTACCAGCGCAGCTTTGACCGTGCGTTTGATGCTTGGGACGGCAAGGTGGGCGTGCGTTGGAACTGGTAACGTTGTGGCGAGCAAAAGCCTTTGAATTCAAATAGGGGACCTATGTGGGAACAAGAGGACATCAATTTAGAGCACGGCCAGCGGTAGATTGAGGAGGCCCGCGTGGTACCTCGCCGCAGCCGCCAGCTGTTTTACATAATATACATTCCCGACTTTTTCGAAGCCTGAAACCGTTGCGGCAGTAGGCTTCGCGCTAACGCCGAACACGCACACGAGCAGGGCTGTGGTGAACGCCAAGCGCTTTGCCAGCGCTGCCCACGCCTTGCCTGCTTTCCCGTCCGCCCGAACGGCCTTGATCGCCACGAGCCATTGAACGGGATCATCTCCAGCCATCTCGGCAAGCTCCGCAATGTTGTCCTCGCTGGGGTAGCTATCCCCATGCCGCCATTGGCTAACGACTTGGCGGTTGGTCCCCAGCTGTTGCGCTAACGCATTGTCGGAACTGATGTTTTTCCTAGCCCGCGCTTTATCCAGCAGGGTTGCCACGATGCTCATGTCATGTACTCGCTTGACAGGTGTCCGGTAATCAGCTTACATCGCGCCTGTCATGTATCCACGTGACACCCCGTCCCGGCTCCCCTAGGCCGTGGCGGGGGTTCTAGGGGCTGGGGGCAGGGGTAGGGGATGCACGGATACATGTTCGCCATAGCGGCCATAGCAGCGCTCAGCGTTGTGATCGGACTTGCTCGTCTCGTTGCGTGGGGTATCGACCGCCGAGAAGAGCAGGGCACCAAGGCAATCCGTGACGCCGCATTCGTCGCCCAGGCACGCGCGGAGGTTGGCCAGTGATCGTCCTCGTTGCTGTTCTGATCCTCGCGCTCATCTACTTCTTGGAGCACATTTTCAGGGGTCCGTTCGAATGAGCGGCCATTGCAACTTCTGCGGCGAGCCTACCGTTTACTTCTTCGCCGGTGGTCTTTGTGCTGCCTGCACCGGCAAGAACGCCCGCATCAAGCTTGAAGGGCTGACGCCTGCGCCGCGTCCTGAGCTTGCCGCGTTCGATGACGCCATCGGCGTGATGCACGCCTCTGCACGCCGCACCGAAATGGCCTCAGAGGCTATGCAGCGCAATAAGCGCGCGTCGGGTGCTTCTCTCAAGTCCTACCTCGCGGCGGCTCCGGTCGCGTTGACCCCTGAGGGCCAGCGCGAAGCGCTGGCCCTTGGGCTTGTCCATTACAAAACAAGTGACAACGGGCCGAAGCACGGCCGTCTGTCCATCGAGATCGACCCGCTGCTCGCGCGGGCGCAACGGCTGCGCAAGTCCGTCATTACGAGTGCACGACTTCATGACCAAGAAGCTAAGAAAGGATCGCGCCGTGGCGCGTGGTACATGCTCACGCTCACCTACCGAGACGGAAGCAATAGCGGCCCTCGTGACGTTAGCGAACTTCTTAAGCGCATGCGGGGGCACTTCAATGGAATTGTCTCTCGGGCCAGACGGTTCGCGGGTGAGGTGTTCCGTTATCTATGGGTCGGCGAGCTCACCCAGCGCGGACGCCCCCACTACCACCTCCTGATCTGGGTGCCCAAGGGCATCTACTTCGGCAAGGTCGATCATCGCGGCTGGTGGCCTCATGGCAGCAGCCAAATCGAAAAGGCGCGTAACGCTGTTGGCTACCTCGCCAAGTACGCATCAAAGTTCACCAGCGTCATTGCCGCTGCGTTTCCCAAGGGTTTCCGCACGCATGGCTGCGGTGGCCTCAACACAGAATCCCGCCGCGAACTGCGGTGGTGGAAATCCCCCGTATCGGCACGTGAAGCGCTCGGCGGTGAAGCCGACATCCGCAAGTGCCAGGGCGGCTATTTCGACAAACTCACCGGGGAGTTCTGGCCGTCCCCATGGAGAGTGACCTTTGCATTCGGCCGGACCATCGCTTGGAAGGTAATCCCACTATGAAAGTCCAGATTCTCACTGAGTCCGTCTCTGTCCGCAGCTTCCCTGCACGCGACGGCAAAGCCGCTGTCAACTTCACCGAGCAAAAGGCCGCTGTCATTCGTGACGGTGACTTCCCGCTGCCGTTCACCATCGGCCTCGATGAAGGCCAGCAGCCGTACAAGGTGGGCACCTACGAGTTGTGCCCCACGTCGCTTCAGAGCGGCAAGTTCGGCGGGCTTGAATTCGGCCGCCGCATCAAGCTCCTTACCCCATCACCCACGCCCGGCGCTGCGCCGGTCAAGGCATAACCCATGGCCGTGCTGATGCCCGCGTGCTTAGAAGCGAACTTCGACGCCACGACGGGCACCTGCACGGCGGTGGTCTGGATTCCTCAGCCGTCACTACTGCCGGAGCTGCCGGTTGAGGATGCGCAGTTGATAGGGGCAAAGATCGCGCTCCTGTGGGCTGCGGCTTACGCGTTCCGGCTCATTCGCAAGTCCATCTATCACTAGGAGCAACACATGAAGAAGTTCATCAATTCCCTGAAGGGCAAGACTGCCGCCCTGGTCGCTACCGGCTCCACCGCGATGGTCGCACTCCCGGCCATGGCCTCGGGTGGCGGTGGCGGTGTGGACGTCGGCGGCGTGGTCAGCGCCATCGAATCGGCCAAGTCCTCGGTTGCCGAGATCGGCGCTGCTGTGATCCTCGTGTTCGTCGGCATCGCCGTCTACAAGTGGGTGCGCCGCGCCCTGTAACAACCACCGGCGGGCAGGGCCGACTCCCTCCCGCCGGTCTCTTGGGACGCGACACAACGGGGCAGGGGACGTGTTATGGAAGGCTGGATCTGGCTCGGCGCATGGCTGGTCGCCTGCGCAATCATCTTCGTGGACTTCAGCTGATGCGCGCCGCACTGCGCGTCATGCTCACACTCTTCGTTCTCGCCGGTGCCTATACCGGCGGTGGCGCTGGTATCGAACGCGCTCAGGCTGCACAGCAGTTCTGCTCCTTCCCGCAGGGCAGCTGGCAGCTCTGTGACGAGGGTCGCGCTTTCGCCGAGTGCACCGCAGGTCTTTCTCGTGCTCGTGCTGAGGTTGCGCGTATTGGTGCGGGCGCATCAGTTCGTGACACCTGCTCGAAGTCCGTCAGTAGCTCGGTCGTCCAATTCACATGCAGTTACCGTAGCTACTCTGCCGGTATCTATGGTCCGTGCCCAGGACACGACTCGCTTGCGTCTGCTGCACCTGTAGCAAAAAGTTGCTCTAAGCGCGAGGCCTACACCGGGCCCGGCCCATGGTCTTCGGGCGGCAAAGCGCGCAACGGCAGCATGGGCTGTCAAGAAGGCTGCGACGGCGTGTGGTACAGCAATTCCGATGGCAGCATGACCTTCAATACCACCGGTGACGTGTGCAAGGAAGATGAGAAGGGCACGTGCGAGCACATGGGTGAGGGCTTCTACTGGAACGCACTGCTTAAGGTCTGCGAACCGCCCGAGGGCAAGTGCCCGGGCAACAGTAAGGCCAACTCGCTTGGACAGTGCGAGCCGGAACCGTGCCCCGATGGCAGGGTGCTTCAGCATGACGGCACCTGCAAAACCAAAGATAGCGAGTGCCCCGCAGGCAACATCAAATCGCCTGACGGCAAGTGCCTGCCCGGTGAGGGCCAGTGCGCCCAGGGCGAGGCTCGTGGCAAGGATGGCACTTGCAAAAAGGACTCTGACGGCGACGGCCAGCCCGATGAGGAAAGCGGCGAGCCGGGCGAAAAAGAGCCGGATTCCTTCTCCGGTGGCGACGACTGCAAAACTCCTCCATCGTGCAGTGGGTCCGCTATCCTCTGCGGTCAAGCGCGCATCCAGTGGCGTATTGATTGCAACACTCGTAGGAACCGCAATATCGCGGGCGGTCAGTGCAACACACCGCCTATCTGCACCGGCGACAAGTGCGACGCCATGGAGTACTCATCGCTCCTGATGCAGTGGCGCACCGCGTGCGCACTAGAAAAGGCCTCTGGCGGCTCTGGTGATGGTGGTGACCTAGCTGCTATTCGCAACGCTCTGACCGGCACCGGCGGCAGCGTCAATCCCGGCACCTTGCCCGGTTCCGATGCATGGGTCACCGGCTCGGGCCAGCCCACCAAACCCAACACGGCCGGTTACGGATGGAGCGGTTCTTGCCCCGCCATTCCTGCTGTCAGCTTCATGGGCACCAGCATCCAAATCGACGCCACCCCGATATGCAACTGGCTTTCCCTCGGCTCATTTTTCGTGATGGGCCTCGCCGCTCTCGGCTCCCTCCGGATCGTTGCTTCTAAGGACTCCTGATGCCACTTTTCATTGCCTCGCTGCTGTCCGGCCTTGCAGCAATCTTTCGCTCTCAGATCGGCACGTGGATCGTTACCGCAATGGCGTGGCTTGGCATCGCCTGGGCAACGCACGAGTTCGCCGTACAGCCATGGATTGACAACATGCAGTCCAAGATCGGCGGGGGCGCGCCGGGCGGCCAGTGGGGCTCCGTCCTCATCGCTTACGCCGGGATGATGAAGTTCGATCAGGCCTGCACGATGATCGCTTCGGCAGTCGTGACTAAGTTCGGCGTCAATGCCGCACGCGCCGTGCTGGTCCGGAGGACCTAACGTGCCTATCGAGATCTTTACCGGCCAGCCCGGCAACGGCAAAACCGCGCTCATGATGGAGCGCCTATTGAAGGAATCGAAGGACGGCACACGCCCGTTGTTCGCTGCCGGTATCGACGGGTTGCAGCCGGGACTTGCCACAGCGCTTGATGACGCCCGCGAGTGGAATGCCAAGGACGCCGAAGGCAACTACATCGTGCCCGATGGCTCGCTCATTTTTGTCGATGAGGCATGGAAGTGGTTCGGCCATCTGCACGATGCAACTAAGCAGGCCACCCCTAAGCACGTACTCGACTTGGCAGAGCATCGTCATCGCGGCCTTGACTTCGTATGGACGCTTCAGCAGCCCAATCAGCTGTATCCGTTCGTGCGTGGCCTTATCGGATCGCACTCGCACGTGGTGCGCCGATTCGGCACCAAATTCATCGACGTTTTCCGGTGGGGCGAGTTGCAGGAGGACATTAAGTCGTCCGGCAAACGCGAACTGGCCCAGCGCACTACGCGACTTCTGCCGTCGGCCAGCTTCGGCAGCTACAAGTCGGCCGAAGTGCACACTATCAAGGCCAAGCTCCCGCTCAAGCTCATGGCATTGCCGGTCATCGTCGTAGTGGCTATCTACCTCGCGTGGGCTGCATGGACGCGTCTCGATGAAGACGGAAAAACGCCCATCGGTGCGGGGGCCGGCCAGCAATCCGCGACAGCGGATGCTGGCGAGTCCCCGCAGGGGTTCGGCGCACCACAGAAAAGCGAACCGCGCTGGCAGTCGGCGAGTGAGTACGCCAAGGATCACCTTCCGCGCATCGCCACGATGCCCTGGACTGCGCCGGTGTTCGACGAACGTCCTGCGGTCAGCGATCCGCTGCTGGTGTGTATGTCATCCGGCCCCGGCCTCGATGGCCTCGGCAACCGCTCGGAAGGTTCCTGCACGTGCGTCACTGAACAGGGCACTTCATACGACATAAGCCAGCCCGAGTGCCGCACGCTCGCGCGTCACGGGCCGGTCTACAACCCGTACCGGCAGCGCAGCGATCAGGCAATGCAGCAGCAGCAACCGCAGATGGCGGTGCAGGGGCAGGGCACCTTGGGCGGCATGAATGGCTCTGTCATTCAACGCCAGACCCGTTCGCTTGGCACCTTCCCCGAGTCTCAGCCATATGAGACGCAGACCAAGGTTCCAGCCACCACGAGGGACATGTGATGACCAGTGGTGGGCGCGAGTTGCTGAAGTGGATTGCGGTGCTACTGATGACCGGCGATCACCTTGCTAAGGTGTTCTACGGCGGCTATGTACCGGTCGTCAGTGAGCTCGGGCGGATCGCGTTCCCGGTGTTCGCGTTGGTGATGGCCTACAACCTCGGCGAGCCGGGCGCAGACATAGCCAAGTCTGTTGGCCGCCTCGCCGTGTGGGCGGCGATCGCGCAACCGGCTCACGCCCTGGCATTCGGTCACTGGCTTCCGCTCAACGTGCTTGCGTCCTTCGCCCTCGCCGCGTCCGTGGTGTGGGCCATCAGGGCAGGGCGCTGGTGGCTCGTGGCGGGGCTTGCAGGGCCATTGCCGCTGCTGGTGGACTACCAGTGGGCGGGCGTTGCGGTGGTGGTCGCTGGATACGCGCTGCGGCGGCTGCATGGTTCCTCGGCCGGGGTCTTCGCGCAGCTGCTCGCTATAGGCCTGCTGTGCCTCTACAACGGCAACGGCTGGGCGCTCCTCGTGCTGCCGGTCATGTGTCTCGGGCACGCACCGGTAAGCGTGCCGCGCAGCCGCTGGGCGTTCTACGGCTACTATGTCGGCCATCTTGCGTTGTTTGCAGCGTTAGCAGGATTCGCCGGGTAGGTTCTCCCAGCCTCCCTGTATCCGCCGGAAAAGTGTGCCGTTTATGCAACGCAGCTCACGCTTTTCAGTTCGCCTGCCGTGTTCAGCCGATTTAGCCGCGGCCTCAGCGGTGGCCCGCTTGAGGCGAATTTCAGCAAGCATCACCTCGCGCTCTGCATCAGCGAGTACTTGCGTTGGCGTTGCTGGCTCAGCAATCGCGCTATCGGTGGTTCTGAAACGCTCATTCCACGCTGCTTGGGTCTTTGTGAGCATTTGCACGCCGCCAGCTAACAGGGCCACCAAGGCAACCGCCAGAACGGCAAGCCACGGGAATTCCCACCGGCGTCGTTCGATGGGCGGCAAGTACTCCGGTCGTTCTCGTTCCATGAATCCCCCTAGATCGCGTCCTGCGCGCATTCTAGCCGGGGTGTAGGGGCTGCGCCCCTACGGATACGCCGTCAACCCGCAGACCGCCCGAAGTGCCGGTCTCGGAAGTCGCCCAGGTCTACAACGACTACCTTCACCATCTGGCGCTGACCGGCTTTTTTCTGACCGGCCTCGGCCTTGCGCCGGGAGGCGAACCCGGCGACCCTGAGTTCCATCTGATCGCGCCACGCAAGCCCGGCAATGCGTTCGGGGGTCATGCGGTCACCGTCAGGGCTGACTAGGTAGTTGCCTCTGACGCTCCAGCCCGCGAAGGCGCCGGTCAGGTACTGGCACAT